ACTGAGCTGCCGCCTTTTCACGCTCAAGCTGAATCTGGGCGGCTGCCTTGCCTTTGGCGATTTCAATGTCGTTCAAGGCTTTGGCTCGGTCGATTTCGATTTGAGCTTGGGCAGACTGCATGAGCGCGGCGGTGGCGGGGTCCGGCTGCGGTTGCTGCGGCGTAAGGATTTGCTGTTCAATCTCTGGGGTGATTTCACGGAAGAACTCGTTTGTGTCTTTAAACCCAGCAGACTCAATAAATCGTCCCAATGTATTACGGTATTGTGCTGGAGATACGAATGGATTTGCCATTCCCATGGTTCCAAGGAGTTGCTCCTGTTTCTGTAGGACAGCGGCGGTCATGGCCATCTGTTGTTCACGGTTGCCGGTTCCCAGACCTACGTTTACCGTCATGTCGTATTCGTTGTTCCACTCCCGCGGGTCGATAGCCACGAATTTGCCCCGCATACGGACAATTCTTTGCTTGTCCTGATACTTGCAGACAAGGTGGAGAATCCTTCTAAAGAGGTCTTTAACACCGGTTTCGGCAAATATACGAGCGATTAACTCTACCTTTGCAGCACCGGCGTTTTGGACCATAGCGATTGCGGTAGCTGTGGTGTTTTGCAGGATGTTGGGGTCTAGACCTTGAGAAGCCTCTGTAACCCCCGTGCGTTTCTGCTGAACCTGGTCCATATACCCAAGCATCGGGAAGGCTTGGTTTGCGACTAAAGGCACGGCCAGGGGTGTAATAGCCGCAGGGTTCTTGACCCGCACTATCCCACCAGGTGTGACAGTCAGCATATCGTCTAGGTTCACCTGCCCGTCTACCACAGCCATACGGGCGTTGTTAGACAAGTACAGGTTGTCCAGCATCTGCCGGGTGACCGTCGTCTTAATCTTCTGAATATCCGTAACCCTGTCGGCCAGGGAATGACCGAAGAACTTGTGCGGCATCGGGATAGGGCAGACGGAGCAAAACGGGATGAAGTCTGCTTCCTCGTTTTCTAAGATTGTGCTTCCAGCATAGAAAACACGGCGAAGCTCGGCGATTCCATCCTTATCAAAGTCTGTGCGGATGTAGCACTCAAAGGTCTCAATCTCGTCCATGCTGGTGTCGAGACTGGGGTCATCCGGCTGTTCCCCGTTCGGGTAACGGGCGACTCGTTCGGGAGTAAATGTCAGGTCGTCGTAAGCAGGCAGGGAGTCGATGTCGTCTGCCTTAAACCCCATGGCGATAAGCTCGGAACGGGTGGTGAGTTTCCTATGGGCTACAAATGGTGCTTCGTCAATCCTGCGAGCCTTCTTAGAAATCAGGAACTCTTCTGGCGGGACGTTCTCGACCTTGACCGAACCCTTTTTGTTTACCTTCTTGACTCGGACGTTATACGAGAAGATGGGCTGCATGGTCTGAACCGGCATCCCCATAGCATCGGGAACCATAGTCGGAACTTCCCCGACCTGATTCTGCTCTTGGGAGACAATCTCCATCTGACCATCGGACAACAGAAGGGCTAACTCTTCTTCCGTCAGGTCTTTATACGACTCCTTGACTACATCTGTTTCGTCGTTCCACCAGACCTTGACGATGCCGTTCTTCTGTAGGAGCGCGTCCTTGAACCAAGTCTGGAATACCTCGAAACCGGGGTTGTCGTTCATCAGCACCCAGTTGCAGTACTCCGTAGCCTGTTTAGCAGCTTCTTCGTCTCCCGGAGCCTTGGGTTCAAACCGCACGACATCGTCGGACTGAGTGAAAACCCTAATAAGCTGGGGCAGAGCACCGTCTACGGCTTCTGCTACCTCTCCGGTGACGATAGTAGAACGACCCTCTACCTCGTTCCCATAAGGCTCGCGGTTGTAGGCCATCAACGCCTGGCGACGCTCTTCTACCGTCTCGGTATTGATGTAACCGATAGCGTTGTCTATCTCGTTGTCGAGAATCGCTTGTAGGTCAAATTCGGTCATTTAAACAATCCATTTCGTGTTTATCGGTAGGGGTTTGCCCCAACTCGTGTTCGTGTTCAGCCCCACGGCCAGGTAACGAAAAGCATCAGCAGCGTGGGACGACCAGTCATGTAGAGGCTTATCGTAAAAGACATTTCTACGCTCGTCGTATTCCCGCCTGTAGTTTCTCAGGGCGTCTAGTCCTTGCTTGGTCTTGGGGTGAAAGTAGCAGTTTGGTAATAGCCTTCTGACCGCTTGTATGCCGTCGTCCACGGAGACCCTAGGACACACCGTAATAGAGAGCCCCAAGTCCTGTAACGCTTCCTTGCGACTTTTACCTGAACCGAGCTCCCGAACTTCAACGTCGTGCGGGAGGATGTGTTCAGCCTGAGTGTAGCCACTATCACGAATCCACTTAACGTAAGAGTCCAGACCGACCCCGTGGTTCTCGTAGAAGTCAATGAGCCGCCTCTCCTGCCCCGCAACTTGACATACCCAGATTGCCGTAGAGTCTCCGACGCCCAGGTCCCAAGCCGTATAGGTCTTGCAGAGGTCGTCTTTGGGGAACTCCGTAAACCTCTCCGGCGCAAGTTTGCCAAGGAGCGCAGCATAATACGAACCTTCAACTGGTGAATCAAATGAGCACTCGAACTCCTGCGAGTACTTGTCGTCACCCATTTCCTTCTTGGCAGCTTCGAGTTCAGCTTGCGGAAGTATTCCCGTCTCTGAAGCCTTAAATTCCAATAGGGACCAACCTGGTTCCTTTTCTGCTCTGTCTCGGAAGTCTTTGAAGTGGTTAGCACCCTTGGGGGTTCCTAGAAATAACGCCCAACCCAGGCGGTCTGCAAGAGCAGGGCGAACAATCTCGTTCCATATCTTCGGGTTCTGGTCGCCAATCTCATCTAGGATTACTCCGTCGAAATACTGTCCTCTGAGACTATCCGGGTTATCTGACCCGTACAGTTGAATCCTGCGACCGTAGAAGTCTACCTTTAGCTCAGAGATGTTATGTGCCGCATCTAGTGGGCGGGTAAAGTTTACCAAGTAGTCCCACGCTACCCTTTTAGCTTGGCCGTAAGTCGGGGCGATATACGCAAACCTTGGGTCTGGTTTGTCGCATTGCAGGGCAGAGTGGATGAGCTGGTTTAGAGCTGCGACCGTCTTGCCCATCCTGCGGTGAGCGACTACGACTACAAAGCGGTGACTCTCTACAGCGTCGTGAATCTTTCTCTGCTGTTCTCTAGGCTTATAACCCGTCTCTACTACTACTTCGGTCATATACCCGTCACCACCTTGATGGTGAGAGGTCCGTTCTCTGCTCCCGTGACTTCTGTCCTAGCCAGCTTGGGGATGTGGTACTCAATCGCTTTTAGGTAAATATCGCAAGCCTTCTCAGGGTTGGTGCTAGCGACCTGATTTAGCCATCCTACGAAGTTATCGGCGTTCTCGTCAGCCATCCTAGCGATTGCTTCTCGGACCGCGCTAGTGGACTTATTTAGGCTTCCTGCTGGCCTTCCCTTGCCTGCGTTAGGTGGTAGGCGGCGTTCTGTAATTTCTTCTACTTTACTGGGTTCCATGTCCGAATCCTTCCGGTTGTTCGGGATAAGTTGTTGCTATTATACGACAGTTATTCGCCTTCGTCACCAAGGAGTCCAGAGCCTAAAAGCCCTGTTGTACCAAGTCCAACACCCCTAATTATTGACGGGTCTGTAAGTGAATATGTTCCTATGTTTCCAGTTGCAGACTTTATTTGCGTCGGTTCAAAAACAATATAATGGGTGGCGTCCTCAACACCACGCATACCTTTTGACCTTACTCCAATACCAATATCTCTTGGACCAAAGTATTTACCAGCGTCCATTTTGATACCGTCAAATCCCATGTCTCTAAAAACATCTGCAATAAATTGCCCAGGACCAGCATATTCTCCATCTGGTGTATAAACATTATAAAGGTTGTTTCTTATAATTTTGTCTACACCGCCAGCGGAAATTTCATCACCAGCCATTTCATCAGAAATTTTGGCCCATAAATCTTGAATCGTTTCCTTTGGAATGTCGTATTGTCTGCCAATGTTATTTAAAGAATTGTATAGGTCTATGCCGTTTCCAGACTCACTAACGACATCTCCGGATTCGTCAAATTCCACATCAATTCTAAAAGTTGTTTCGTCTTTAGTTCCAACCTTTATGGGGTTCCGCAATTTAGCAAAGACTGGCATAACTACACCGCCATGAGTAGTCATTTCTTTTGTTGCAATCTCCCGAATCAACTCTGGGGATGCACCAGACTTTTCTATCTTAGAAACATCAATCAAGGAATCATCAACTTTTAGACTTTTAGCCATGTCAGCAATTTCTTCTGGCGACATGTCCATAAGTTCGTCTGCTAACTGCTCTGCCCTTCTTTCAATCCTAATTTCCAAATCAGGGCCAATGCCAGCATAGTTAAGATTTGCGTCATCTACGCTGTCAGTCAAATAAAACCCTTTTCCATAATGATTCTCAGGGTTTGCCCTGTTCATTGAAAAAGTATCAAAGTCGTGTGTGGTTGCGTGATAAAGCGTTATAGGCTCACCACTTTCTTTTACGGCTTCGCTACCTTTTACCCACGTTTTCAAAGCAGGGTTATCAAGTAGATTTTTAGGGGCCTCTAATGTTCTTGGAGCCACCGCCTGCATAAACGGCATGGAGGTCTCGCGGATGACCTGTGGAGCTGTGGCTTGTGGGTTGCCTGTAATTGCTCTCACGAGAGCGTCTGCGGCCTCGTTTGTAATCTGAGTGACCGGGCGGTTTAATGCCCCTGCGACCGGCAAGCCAGTAAATTCTCCCAACCTTTCATACTGCGAATAGGGTGCGCGAATGTATTGGTTTACAAACTGGCCGACTTCTTCCGTTGTCGGGAGTTTTTGCTCGCCGCCAGTAATCATTCTTACTAGAGACTCTATATCCCCAGGGAGTCCGACTGTGGCCTGAGCTGCGCCTTTGGCAGCGGACCCCATAGCACCAAGCGCGGACTGGGCGGCAGTAGCCGGACCCGTTATCAGGTCAAACAGCGTTGGAGCCGGGCGTCTTACGCCGCGTCCTACTAAAACGTCAGCCATTACTTTTTCGGCTTGTAGCGTTCTTTGAGCCTTTCCCCGAGGCTTTTGAGGTCTTGGAGGTCTTGGCGGTTTTGCGGGACTTTGGCTGCCCAGCGTTTGAACTGGAGAGCTGCGGGTGTAGCCTCTCCGCTCTTGTCTTTGAGAGGGTGTCCAGCAGTAAGGGCTTGGGCGGCTTTTCGGTATATGAATTTTGCCCTGTCCCAATTGTCCTCTCGGCTCGCACCCGTAACTGACCGGACGGGCTTGCGTACACTACCACCTTCGCGATTGTACTCAGCCATCTTTTTAGAAGTTCTAGCATCATATTTCTCGAATTTCATTTCTTGGCCTGTGCGCCGCGCATATTGGCGATAAGAGACGGGTATTTAGTGCCGGTTTCCTTGGCGAACCTTTTGGCCGCGGTCTTTTGGTTCTTAGACAATGGCTTAGGTTTACCGAGTTTCTTGGGTCTTGCCTTTTCCCAGACGTCTTTCATTCTTTAACTCCTATTGCGTAGCCACGGGCGGCGTGTAAGTAGCGTTTCTTTAGCGGTGTCTCGTCTATTGCTTGGCAGACACCTGGAAATTGTCTTGGGGAGTAGTCATCGAACACCACGACTTTGGGGTCAATTAGACAACTAAACTCGTGTTTTACATCCTCGTAAGTATGTCCACCGTCTAAGAAGGCGAAGTCTACTTCCGTGGGTTTTAGTGTTTCTTTTGTGTCTCCGGCCACAAATTCTATGTAGGGTAGGAGTTCGTCCCAAGTGCTGAGAAGCTGTTCTCTAGTCTGAAATCCCTTGGTGTGGTCGTCTATACAATTCCAGTACATAGGTTTGTCGTGCGGCAGGATGTCATAAGTTCTTATCCAGCCATTTACATCTGCATCCTTTAGAGCTTTAGCCATGCAGAGGGCTGAAAATCCCCTAGCAGTACCTGTCTCTAGGATTATGTATCGTGACCTATGGTTGTCTGCTATGAACCGCCTGAGAGCCGAATATACGACCCTGCCGTGGGCGTAGCAGATGTTAGAACCCTTTATACAAACCTGAGTATGTAGTCCCAGGTCGTTATAAAACTCGGGGTCTATTGCGAATCCTGTCTCGGACTCGTAAGCGTCTATTTCTGGGTAAACCTGAGCCTTGGCGAATTGCCAGAGGTTTAGGTAGGTGTTAGGGTTTCCCCTCACTTTTTCTTAACTTTGGTAGGCAGTTTCTTTAGAGAACTTTGGCTCTCTTTTACCATTTTCTTGCCTACGGACTGCGGGATACCGAGTTGTTTAGCCAGCTTGGGGTTGTCTGCCACGGCGTACATGAGACGCGCCTGGGCTTTGGATTTGAAAGGCACGGTTGGCTCCTAAAAGGGTGGGCGGTGTGTGTACAACCCGAATCTCACTATATGGGTTTACCGCCCGTGAATCTTACAGGTATGCAGGCTCCGGTGGCGGCTTTTATGTGAGCTGCCTTTTCTGCTGCCGCTAGGTGGGCATCCACATGGGATTGGCAGGCTCTAAAGTCGGTCATCAGCGGGTCTGCGTAGAACTTACATTCCCCTCCTACCATACAAGCGAATAGGACGGGAATCCACATTTAATCTTCTTCCTCTTCCGACTCTTCCTCTTTATCAAACTCCCAAGCCAGGCAGACATTCTTGTCCGAGCAGGAGAATTCGTAGACCTCGCAGAATCCTTGGCCTTCAGGCAGGTCGTAGTCGGTATTGAAGTACTCGCAGTTGCCGCACATCTGCTTGCCTTCTGCGGGGCCGTATTGGGCCTTCAGAACGGCGTTTGCCTTGTTGGCCTTGTTGACCTCGGGGTCGGACAGGGCTTCGGGCATCTCCATCTCAGACTCTAGGAGACCGCCTTCCTGCTTGGACTTGCTCATAGATTTCCCGAGCAGCCCAATCATAATCGTGGGGCCTTTCATTTCTTGGGGCCGTACTTGCCTGGTTTCATGGGCTTCTTGGCAGGCTTCATGGGTTTCTTACCGTACATGGTCATCTCCGAAATAGAAAAACCCCCCAGTCTTGTGAACCGGGGGGTTTGAGGGCTTGAAGTGGGGAGGCTGAGGAGGGCGCACTACCCCGCCGATTATTATGCCTCACTTTGTTGCG